AGCGAATGGAAGAACTAGGAATCGTGAGTCTATTCGACCCACAAGAGAACGTGATTCTAGGATGTAGCATCCTGTCAGACCTATACGATAAGTACGGAAACTACGAGGACGCACTGTCAGTTTACAACAGTGGCAATACTGAGGACGGCAAAGCATACGCAGAAAGGATATTGAGCAAATAATGGACAAGAACGCTTTGGACTGTATCGCAAAAAATATGAAAGACGCTCCGGGGAGCGCCAATCAAAATCAACAATTTAATTATATCAAAAGGAGAAGAAAATGACAATCAAAATCAACAAGCTAGAAATTGAGAACGTAAAGCGAGTAAAGGCAGTAAAGATGGAGCCGACGGCAAACGGTCTCACAATCATTGGCGGAAACAACGGACAGGGCAAGACCAGTGTGCTTGATAGTATCGCATGGGCTCTTGGAGGCAACAAGTTTAAGCCTAGCCAGGCACAGCGCGAAGGGTCAGCGATTCCACCTAACTTGCATATCGTCATGAGTAATGGCCTTATCGTCGAACGCAAGGGCAAGAACTCAGATCTAAAGGTTATTGATCCAGATGGAAACAAAGCAGGGCAGAATCTACTAGACAGCTTCATAGATGAACTTGCACTCAACTTGCCAAAGTTTATGCAGCAGTCAAGCAGAGAAAAGGCAAGCACATTGCTACAGATCATCGGAGTAGGAGAGCAGCTCGTGCTCCTCGAAAAGGAAGAGCAAGACACTTACAACCGCAGACATGCAATCGGTCAGATTGCAGACCAGAAGGAGAAGTTTGCCAAAGAGCAGGAATATTATCCGGATGCTCCAAAGGATTTAGTCTCTGCATCAGACCTAATCAAAGAGCAGCAGGAAATCCTTGCAAGAAATGGCGAGAACCAAAGAAAACGCGAAAATCTTGTAAAAATACAGCGACTACACGAAGAGGCTACCAGGAATGTTGAAAGGCTGAAGCTTGAGCTATCCGAAGCCGAGACTAAACTTGCTAACACAATACAGGATTTAGTCACAGCAAATAAGTCCGTTGAAAACCTTGTAGACGAATCAACTGCAGAGCTTGAAAAGAGCATAACAGAGATTGATGAAATCAACCGAAAGGTTAGAGCAAACCTTGACAAGGACAAAGCCGAGGAAGACGCAAGAGGTTACAGAGCCGAGTACGAGGAGCTCACAGAAGCGCTCACAGACGTTAGGAAACGCAAGGCAGCACTGCTAGACAACGCAGACCTACCACTAAAGGGGTTATCTGTTGAAGATGGCGAGCTCATATATAACGGATTTAAATGGGACAACATGAGTGGGTCTGACCAGCTCAAAGTCGCTACTGCAATAGTGCGCAAGCTGAACTCTAATTGTGGATTTGTGCTACTTGACAAACTTGAGCAGATGGACCAGGAGTCACTAAAAGAGTTTGGAGACTGGCTCGAAGCAGAAGGCTTGCAGGCAATCGCTACAAGAGTAAGCACTGGTGAAGAATGCAGCATCATCATTGAAGATGGATATGTAAAGGGTGCTGAAGCAGAGGAAATGAATATACCAGCTATCGAGGACCCATCGACAGCTGAATGGAAATTTTAGGAGGCTATATGAATATCACTAAAGGTAAAATTGCAAAAGCTCAAAAAGTCGTCATATATGGAGTTGAGGGAATAGGCAAGTCCACTCTTGCCTCACGATTCCCTGACCCAGTATTTATCGACATAGAGGGCTCTACAAGCAACATGGACGTTGCAAGGCTGGATAAGCCAACAAGCTACACAATGCTAAAGAATCAGCTATCATTCATCGCAGCAAATCCCACAGCGTGCAAGACGCTAGTGATTGACACAGTGGACTGGGTTGAAAAGATGGTAATCGAAGACATCTGTATGGCACACGACAAGAAGGACATCACTGGATTTGGCTACGGTGAGGGATTTATAAAGCTAGAGCAAGAAATAGGCAGGTTTCTTAATAAGCTATCAGACATCGTTGAAAAGGGCGTAAATGTAATCTTAACAGCGCATGCGATCATAAGGAAGTTCGAACAGCCGGATGAAATGGGAGCGTATGACAGATACGAACTCAAGCTTGGCAATAAGACCACAGGAAAGACTGCAGCGCTTGTAAAAGAGTGGGCCGACATAGTGCTTTTCTGTAACTACAAAACGCAAGTATTTGCTGTAGATGACAAAGGGACAAAGCATAAAGCTCAAGGTGGTGAACGAGTGATGTATACAGCGCATCACCCAGCATGGGACGCGAAGAATAGGCACGGATTACCGTTTGAACTGCCTATGAAATACGAGAGCATTGCTCACATCTTTGATGTCAAAGCAGAGCCGGTTAAAACAGAACCTAAGACAGAGGCTACTGCTGAGCCAGCTAAAAAACAACAGGAGATGCGCCCTGAGGATCCTATCTATGCTAAGAAGTATGATGACGCGATACCTATCTCGGTACAGGACTTAATGTCTATCAGTGAGGTCACAGAAGACGAATTGAGAGGATTTTGGTTGAAGGTGGGACATTTTCCTAAGGACATGCCTTTTGGCAATGTACCGCAAGATTATTGGAACGTGCTGATAGCAAACTGGAACTCAGCACTTAAAGATATAGTTAACGCAAGAACAAACAAGTAACGAAAGGAATATTAAAAAATGAGCAACATGAATTTTGACAGAGAGTTTGATTGGAATGATGAAATTACCCAGGATAGTGGAGAGTTTTTACTACTGCCTGAAGGCAACTACAGGTTTATCGTTGAAAGCTATGAGAGAGGCAGACATCAGCCACAACCTGGCGGAAAGCTTCCAGCATGCAACAAAGCTATCGTTAACATCATCGTAAAGACCGCAGAGGGAGACGTTAAGCTTAAGCACAATCTATTTTTACACAGCTCGACAGAGGGGATGTTATCAGCGTTCTTTGGTTCCATCGGCCTAAAAAAGAAAGGCGAACCACTCAAGATGAACTGGAACGAAGTTGCAGGCAAGGAAGGTGTTTGCAAGCTTGGACAGCGCGAGTACAACGGCAACAAGTACAACGAGGTTAAGCGCATGATCTACGCAGAAGATGTTGACCTTACAAAGGTGCTCAACAAGGATGTCCCAGGATTTTCACAGACGGGATTTAATGCGGAAAATTTTCCATTCTAAGGAGCCAAAATGAAGTTAAGAGATTATCAAGAGGAAGCAAGAATAGCTATAGCAAACGAATGGGAGAAGGGAGTCAAAAAAACACTCCTGGTATTACCAACAGGGTGCGGAAAAACGATAGTCTTTTCAAAGGTCGTCGAAGACAGAGTAAAACTTGGGGAGCGTGTGCTAATTTTAGCACACCTCTCCGAGTTACTTGACCAGGCATCAGACAAGCTTGCAAAAGCAACAGGCATTTTTACAGCTACAGAAAAGGCGGAACAAAGCTGCCTTAATAGCTGGTTTAGAGTGGTAGTTGGGTCTGTTCAAACCTTACAAAGACCTAAGAGGCTAGCGCAGTTTGACAAAGATTACTTTGACACCATCGTTGTGGATGAGGCTCATCACTGCATCTCAGACAGCTATCAAAGAGTGCTAGAACACTTTAGCAATGCAAACGTGCTAGGGGTTACAGCAACGCCAGATCGCGGAGACATGCGCAATCTAGGATCATACTTTGAGAGCCTAGCATATGAGTACACTCTTACAAAGGCAATCAAAAACGGATACCTAAGTCCAATTAAGGCTTTAACAATTCCGCTTGAGCTAGACTTGAGTGCAGTATCAATGCAATCAGGCGACTTTAAAGCAAGCGAGGTGGGTACAGCGCTAGATCCTTATCTGGAGCAGATTGCAGACGAAATGCTTAAGTACTGCGCAGATAAAAAGACCGTAGTATTTCTACCTCTAGTAAAGACTTCGCAAAAGTTTAGAGACATTCTAAACGAAAAGGGATTTAAGGCAGCAGAGGTTAATGGAGATAGTAAAGACAGAGCAGAAATCTTGGACGATTTCAGCAAGGGAAAATACAACGTGCTATGCAACTCGATGCTATTGACAGAGGGATGGGATGAGCCATCTGTCGACTGCATTGTCGTCCTAAGGCCAACGAAAGTGAGATCACTTTACTCGCAGATGGTCGGAAGGGGAACCAGGCTATATCCGGGAAAAGAGGACTTATTATTACTCGACTTCCTATGGCATACAGAAAGACACGAGCTTTGCCATCCAGCAAGTCTCATTTGTGAAAATGAGGAAGTTGCTAAGAAGATGACCGAAAACATGGAGATTGCTGCAGGCACTGCTATAGACATCGAAGAAGCAGAAGAAAAGGCAGCGTCGGATGTGGTGGCTCAAAGAGAAGAGGCTCTTGCTAAGCAGCTAGAGGAAATGAGAAGACGCAAGCGCAAGCTTGTAGATCCGTTACAGTTTGAAATGAGCATACAAGCAGAGGATTTGTCAACATACATCCCTTCGTTTGGTTGGGAAATGGCACCACCTTCTAATAAGCAGATTAAGGCTCTTGAAAAGTGTGGAATATTCCCTGATTCAATCGACAACGCTGGCAAGGCTTCGATGATTTTAGACAGGTTAAGCAAACGCAGAGACGGGGGACTCACAACGCCTAAGCAGATTAGATTCCTTGAGGGGAAAGGGTTTAAGCATGTAGGCATGTGGCAATTCCAGGATGCAAAGAATCTAATCGATAGAATCGCTGTAAATGGATGGCGAATCCCTTACGGAATAGATCCTGCTGAGTATAAGCCTGAAGTTAAGCCTTACTATAATAAGTATAATACGGCATCAACACACATTGAAAAACACGGAAATCATATAGGAGTATATGATAATTTCGGAAACAATGTAAGCAAAGAAGTAGCTGGTGCTAAAGGATTGTGGCTTCCTCATTCGGAATAGGAGATAAGAACAATGGAAAGAAATCATCTTGAACTATTACAGCATATAAATCCATCGCTCTTAAACTATCAAGAATGGGTTAGCGTAGGCATGGCGCTTAAGTATGAAGGCTATACAGCAATGGACTGGGACTCATGGAGTGCTCAGGATAGCAAAAGGTATCATCAGGGAGAGTGTTTTAAGAAATGGGATGGATTCACAGGCAATGGAACACCTGTGACCGGAGGAACAATATTTCAGCTTGCCATAGAGCAGGGTTGGACTCCTCCGGAGAAAACATCCCGTGAGCTTAACTGGGATGACGAGATTGGAAAAGATTACAAGATTATCGATGAGGCGTGGCTTGAAAAGAAAGAAGTAAACGAGCCTGATGACTCACAGTGGAATCCTGTTAGAGAGTTGATTACTTATCTAGAAACACTCTTTGAAAGTACTGAAAATGTTGGCTACGTAACAGAGGTTTGGGAGAAAGACGACAAGTGCATGCCAGGCAAAGGCTCATATGACCGAACTGCAGGACAGCTCATCGAGGCATTATCTAAATGCAACGGTGACATAGGCGCTGTAATCGGCGATTACAAGGAGAAAGCTGGCGCATGGATAAGATTTAACCCACTAGATGGCAAGGGCGTTAAAAACGAGAATGTGACAGATTACAGATACACTCTAGTAGAGTCTGACAGCATGGAACTAGAAAAGCAAAATGCAATTATTAGAGAGCTAGAACTTCCTGTAGCTTGCCTTGTATCGTCTGGTGGGAAATCCATACACGCAATCGTCAAAGTAGACGCTAATAGCTATGAAGAGTATCGCAAAAGAGTAGATTATATTTATTCGATTTGTAAGAAAAACGGACTAGATATAGACGCACAAAATAGAAACCCTTCGAGGCTATCTAGAATGCCTGGAGTAATGCGCAAAGGCCGAAAGCAGTTTCTCATAGATACAAACATCGGAAAAGGCAGCTACGAGGATTGGTACAAATACATCGAGGACTTAAACGACGACTTGCCTGATCCCGAAGGGCTAGAGGGGTGTTGGGACGATATGCCTGAGCTAGCGCCCGAGTTAATTCATGGAGTGCTAAGGCAAGGACACAAAATGCTTATTGCAGGACCATCAAAAGCAGGCAAATCATTTGCTCTCATAGAGATGTGTATAGCGATAGCAGAGGGGACTAAATGGCTAAACTGGCAGTGCAGCCAGGGCAGAGTTTTATATGTCAACCTTGAGTTAGATCGAGCATCTTGCTTACACCGATTCAAGGACGTTTACAAGGCGGTTGGAATCAAGCCTCAAAATATTAGCAACATTGATATTTGGAACTTAAGGGGCAAGACAGTACCAATGGACAAATTAGCGCCTAAATTGATTCGTAGAGCGCTTAAAAAGGGTTATATAGCAGTTATCATTGACCCTATCTATAAAGTTCTTACAGGCGACGAAAACAGCGCAGATCAGATGGCACATTTCACGAACCAATTTGACAAGGTGGCGACCGAACTTGGTTCAAGTGTAATCTACTGCCACCATCACTCAAAAGGCGCCCAGGGCAATAAAAAGAGTCTAGACAGAGCATCAGGCAGTGGAGTATTCGCAAGAGACCCTGACGCACTCATAGATCTTATAGAGCTTGAGCTTACTGAGGAAATATATTCGATGCAGCTTAACCAGGCGAAGTGCAAAGTGTTTGATGAGGCTATTCGCTCAAACAATCCAGGTTATTATGACGAGCATGTTGGATTAGACGACACCTTAAGTTTGCCTCAAATCACTAGCCATGCAAACAGAGCGCTAACGCAAAGTGCACTTCTCAAGTGTTCTAATGAATGTAACAAAGTCGAAGACGAAATCAGGACATTGAGTGCATGGAGAGTGAGCGGAACCCTGAGAGAGTTTGCAAAGTTTAAGCCTGTTAATATGTGGTTCAGGTATCCAAAGCATGAGGTTGACGAGGCTGGTATTCTCACCGATATAGAGACAGAATCGACTCAGCCAACATGGAAAAAGGCTATAGAGGAGCGAAAGAAAAATGCTAAAGAGTCAAAGGAAGCGCAGCTAAATGAGTTTGAGATAGCTTTTTCGAATCTCGAAATGGATGGCGAGGTGCTCTTATCTGACCTTGCAGATGCTTTAGATTTGTCATCACACAAACAAATTGGGCTATGGTTTGGTAATGGAAAAAAGGCTCGCCCTGAGTACAAAAAACGCTATGAAACTTATGGTGAAGTTGGTGGCGAAAGATACATCAGGCGCAAAACTGAGGGGTGTGGCGAACCATAAAAATATAGGTGAGCACACCCGG